CTTTGTTAGTCCAGGACCAAGTAAAGGATCTTCTTTCAAATCGCCCTGGTGAAGATTCAATACGATCACCGCATCTTGATCAATAGAACTTCCAACTGTCATCCCTGACAGAATCATCCCATTTGAATCCCGAATTACGTTAATAGCCAGTTCAAAGCCATCAGTTAATAATATGCCTTTACGATTCTTATCCATCAATGCGTTATTTTATCATTCTCAATATCACTATAATCACCAAGTTGTTTGCCGGTTATTGCTGCCTTTAATGCAATTTGCAACGCACTGGGTGAACCGTTGCCAGGCTCAGGTACTGGAGAACCTGAAAGAACTGTAATAATTGACTGAAGCAAAGAATTCGTTTTATTTAATTCTGTAACCAGTTTCGGTGTAATGGCCAATCCACCATTATCACCGCCATTGAACTCCATCAATTCAGCTTCTACTGCGTAAATCAGGAATGCAACCGATTCCTGGCCTTCCAAAATAGCTATCAGGCAATCACTTTCTAAAGCCGGCTTGATGTCTACAGAACCGAATCCAAGAGCAACATCATAATAAGCCAGTTCGTCACTCATTCCTTCAGCTTCCATCGTCTTTTTATCCCAATCAACCGACTTGCATGTTACCCAACGTATCTGCGCTTGCATAGACCCGTTTAAATGCCGTTTAAATAACATCATAAATTCATCTGCCTCCGTTTGTAGACTCATAGCTGTAAAATTCAATTTTCGCGCTTAAAATGCGTTATTATAAATCATAATGATTTATTTGTTATGTCGTTTTATCTCCCAACTTAGCCACCTGCCGGTAAGTTTTAGTATCCACTTCTTTTATTACAGAATCAATATAATAAGCTCCATCCTTTTCAGGATAAAGAATACTTGACAAATCCACTATCATTCCATGTTGAACCCTAGGAACACCAAATAATGTCAAATCACCTGATAATCCCGGCTTAGTTGCTTTATCATAAGCATCGTTTACTACTCGTTCAATTTCTACTTTGGTAAGATTAGGTTGCTTAATAGTAATCGTATTGCCTTTCTTCTCACCTTTATCACCCTTGAGCATCTTTCCATTTTTCTGAAGACTCTCAAGCCTTACATAAACTTGTTCAACGTTCCGCTCCTTTAAAGTTTCCTGAGCTTGTTTCTCAAGCGATACTTTTACCCGCTGACCACCATCAATTGAAGTACGACCACAAACAAGGGTTTTTCCACGGAAATAAGTATACAAACCCATTTTACTTTTCAGATCATCCAGTATTTCACTAACTAACTTTTTTGAGTATCGAACTGAACCAATAGCTGAATCATCACATTGAACTGTATAACCAGGTGCAATTTCATTTATCAATTCTTTCAACGAACATGAAGCTTTACTCACACTTACTGTTTCACGTTTCAACATATACATTTCATCTTCTAATGTAATCTCAATCGGAACCCCGGTTGTTACTTTAAATATGTATCCGGTAAACTCATCAAATAAATCACCATCGTAACCTAATCGAATAATAACAGGATCACCGGCCTGAAAAATATCATTTACTTTATACCGGTCGAAATCCTTTACTTTTCTAGGCAAAACAATCGTTGCCGTATCTGTCAGTTTCTTCCAACTAGTTTCAATTTTCACCTTACTGAATCTCCTTATAGTTACTTTTCCACGCGTTCGCGAAGCAGGGAACTCTATTTCACCATAAAAAGCAAATGTCATAATTTCATTTTTAAATATCCATAATTAAAAAATCTTCATCACTTACGGCAGGTATTTCAAACTGTATCATCCCTGGCTTTCCTTGAACAGCACTAAATTGTATATCTTCCATCACAATACGCGTAATATTCTTTTCAAAAAATATCTTCCCTTTCAGAATACTTAAAGAGTCTGCAATATCATTCAATGCCCATAATGCCAATTGTTGCTCTTTAGCTGTTTTTTGTTCAGACCTGCTAGGGTCATCAATGCATATTCCACGAATACTAATTTTAGCATCTTCAAAACCGAATATCTCTTTAACCGTTCCGTTGCTTCCAATGGTTGGTGTTTTCGTTATATATTTTGGCCTTGAAAAATCTACTATTGTTGCCAATGGAAACTCAAAATCACTGTATTCTTTGTCGACCAGTTTTCCGGTAACTTTGTCATAAACCTTATATTTTCCACCTGCAATAGTAAAACTACCCACTACCGGCGTACCAAACTGACTCAAACGGTCATATTCATCTTCACTTGCAACCGAAACATTATAAGAATCAACTGTTGAACTTTGAGTAGTACCAGGAATATAATAAACCGGTTGCCCAAATACTTCAGTAAGTAAATCTATAGCTGTATTAATGCCTATTGGCTTAAATTCATTCATTCCTTTAATTTAAAGCTACTGTTGCATCTCTCAACCGGTCATTAATTGCTCTTACAACCTTTTCGGCTATTCCTTCCACATCACCTCCACCACTCACAGTAAAGTAATTTTTTATGTCAATCTTTTGATTAATGGTTTTAACACCACCTACACCACCACCCGAACCTGACAAACCGCCTTTTGTTCCGGTTGCTGAACTACCTAAACCAGCAGGTTGAATAAATGGTGAAGTTCCCCCTTTTGACAAATCAGTATCTTTTTTCTTACTCTTATCCGCTTCAGCTTTTTTCTTGTCATTGGTTGCAACTTCTGAAACTCCCTGTTGATAAGCTGAGCCGATCTTCTTACCGGCATTCTTTGCGTTTTCAATTGCTTTCTGACCCGCTGAAATACCGGTTAAATCCATACCGGCTTGTTTTGCTGTCTCCCAGGCTCCTTTAAAATCTTTCTTAAACATTTGAACAATGGCCTTCATTAGACCACCCAGTCCGGATAAAACGCCTTGTATCCTGTCTATAACATACTCTTTTATAATGTTACCAAATCCTTTAAGAGCTTCCCATGTAGCATAAATACCACCCCGAAATGCTCCAAATTTATCAAAGGCATACATAATTGTTCCAACTAATAAAGCAACACCGGCAATTATTAAACCGATAGGATTTGCATCCAATGCAATATTCCAAAGCCATTGACCGGCAGTAATAATTCCATACCCAATACCTACAAATCCAAATTTATCAATCAGGAAAACAAGCATATCACCCAGGGCTTTGATAGGATAACCCAAGTATTCAAGTACAGAACCAATTGTTCTCATGGTGTCAGCTACACCATCACCGGTTGCTTTTGTACCGGTCAGGAAATTGATAACACCACCCACTTCACCCAAAAAAGCAGAAATATAACTCCATGCTGTTGAAAAAACCAGTGAAATAGTATCCCAAATGGGAGCAATAGAATTCATGACAGGTTGAATATTATCTCCTATTTTTTTAAAAATATTCAACATAGTAGATGAAATAGTTTCCAATGCAGGAGCCATCATTGTTTGCACTCCTATTACTGCATTTCCCATTTGCACTTGAATTGCACCAATATTTTTATTATACCGTGCCATTGGTGTAGCATCAAATGCAGCTTTTGCCGAACCGCCAAACTCTTTATTTAACTCAGTTATGATCATGGTCTGAGCGGCTGCCATATTTCCACCTTTCACAAGGTTCTTGATCATCTCTTTTTGTTCGGTATTGAAATTCACACCGGCACGCCGTAAAGCTGTAATTCCAAGAATAGGGTCTTGTAATGCCTTACCAACTTGTAAAGATGTCGAACCTAAATCAGTTTTCATTCTTGTACTCATATCGGTTATAGCCTGTGAAGCTGCACCGAATGTCTTATGTGATACATTAGGAAAAGTCAACAAAATTGACTCCATTGATACAAGATCAGCTTTACTATTTAATGCATCATGACCTATCTTTTTTGCAATTTCATCAATCGACTGCATAGTCATACCTGCTGCATTACCAGTGCTTTTTAAACCTGCCTCTACTTGCGCTTCAGCAAGATGGAGTGTATGAGCTTTTTCAATACCTTTGTCCATCATTGAAACAAACTGAAACATCCCGAATCCAATACCAAGTGCACCTAATATCTTACCCGGCATGTTGGCAATACCACTCATTTTACCTTGTAATCCATTCAATTCAGTCCCTACTTTTTCAACACCTTTGGCCGCTGTTGTTGAATTTGTCATCACAGTTTTCATCGGTGATGAAATGTGATCAACTAATTCAAGTATCCAACTGGTTGTTTGTGCCGACATTTTCGTTTAGTGCTTTTAGAATTTCAGATGCAGCGTCCAATATTGCTGCCTTTTGGTTTTCGTGGTTTACTTTTGTGACAAATTGCCATTCTGCATAAAGCTTGCAATACTTCTCAAAGTCTAATTCTTCAGGATTGATGCCGTATTCCTTTCGAAGTATGGCATCAACCTGACCAATTAAATCATTGTCCTGTATCTTTTCCCGCCTTATGCCTTTGCTAAAAAACTTTCGTAAGGTTTTAGAAAATTATCTACTTGTGTTGATAAACCCAAATAAACAAGGCCATCAGTTTTCAATTTTTCAATATCACCGGCTACCACGATATTCTTTATAAAGCATTCGATGTATTCTTCCGTTTTCCCTTTTTTAGCAAAATCCATCATCATTCGTATGGTTCCCTGATCAGGACGCCGGCATGCATAATTATAGAATTCGCCTGGTTCAATTAGTACACCATTGTTATCATAAGTTGGTGCCTCAATTACCACTGATAGAATTTTTATTTTACCGTATTTTAAAGCTAAATCAGCCAGTTCAGTAGGTAAAATTGTACTATTTTCTTTTACATACGTTGCAAGTGGAGCAATAACTACAGTAGCCATGGCCATTCCGATATGTTGAGTTGAAATGTTACTGGCATAATGAATGACTGAACTGCAAGACGTAACATCGCAAATCGTGAAAACAGTGGCCATAAGAATAGCCATACATAGCAATAAATTAAATCTTGAAAGTTTCATACTCGTTTGATTTTTTTGTTTTAAAATTCTTGTTTAAATACCGTTTAAATACTTTCCCAAAGTTTCTTTTACTTTGGGAAAGTTGTAAAAATAAGGTTATACATTCCACTCAATCATACCCCCGACAAACAGATCGCATTTGTATGCGATTGTCTTATCACCATTTTTAACTGCAACGCCACGTCCAGGAATCATACATGCAGGAATTATATCAGTTACTTTCCGTAGATCGTATTCGTATTCCACGATAATAGGGAAAGGCTTAATATCGCTCAAATGCGACCCTTTTGGCAATGCTGCCTGAATGGCATTCCATTCCTCTACATAAAGAGTAATCGAACACTTAGCAACATATTTTCCTTTGGAATAACCCACGAAAAACATACCCGCACCAGGTGCGCCTTCAATTTCGACAGAATCATCATAGGATAACTCTGTGATACCTTCAACATCTCGGCTAAGCATATTCAATGTTACGCTATTCCATCCGGCCATTTTACCGAATTTATTTATAAGAGTTACTTTATCCATGATTATACAATTTTGGATGTTAAACCTAAGTCCACGTCAAATTCGTGAACAATATCACCTACCTGAACCTGTGCCTTGATGGCCATGGGTGTATTTTCATTGACCGACTGTGCAGGGTCAATAAATACATCGGATGCATCAATATTACCGGCAGTTATCATTGGCTGCAATTTGTCCACAACAGCGCGTTGAGCGTCCGATATCCATGTAGATTTAATGTTACCGGTTGCTTTATCCTTTGGCACTTTCGACCTTACACGTGGAATCAAAGTAGTACGAATAATCCGTGCAGCTTTATTCCAGATGCAATTCAGGTTGAAGTATGAATAATCACTTGTAATAGCGACTGCCGTTTGACAACCACTCAGATAGAAACCGTTATAATCGGTAAATGAACCTACATAAATGTAGCCTTTGTCTGATAATGATTTTTGTTGAGCAGATGTCAGGTTAGCAAATGGAGTACCATCACATAATGAAGCTGATAACCAACGTCCATTGATCATATCAGTCAATGAATAACTTTCTTCACCTTTACGTGTTCCTGGCTTCATTTCAATGTCCACAGAACCTAAGTCCTCATGAATCTTCCGAACGGCCACCATCCCAAGAACAGAGCCAACAGATGCATGTTTTGCATAAATCGCGTTCAACGCCGTTTGTGCAGGGTCTTGTGATATAACCACACTGATATTAGCAGCAACCAAAGTACGCAGGTCGAACAGATCAACCCCGGCATTAAAATAATTAGCAAGTGATGCCTTTGCAACACCTTCGAGTATCACACCGTCGATCAACAGATGTTCGGTGGCAAATGAAATGACCATTCCCTGTAATAACAAAGCATCCACGTTGATCACGTCTAATGCAGCTGAAGCAATACCGGCAATACCAATTACATTTACATTCTTAATCCCTCGGATAGCTCCCAGTAGAGCTACATCCGATACTAAAGCGGCTACAGTAGTAGTCTTAAGCACCGGAAGCAAGTTGAACGTGAATCCTGGACAAAGCCTGAACATCTCCGATAGATGATAGTATGCCAGTTCACCATTCAATGCATCCGATGCCGCCGTAATACCCAAAGTTTCGGCACTTGTTATGTCGAGCAATGGATACACGGTTTTAGCTACTACTTTAGCCGTGGGTGTCATTCCACAAATCAGAACGATAACTCTATCCTGATTGTCAGAAGTACGACCCAAGCCGCCGTTTAGTTTATTTATATTAGCACCTGTAAATCCCATTATTTGGAAGCATTAAGGGTTTCAATTTTTTTTGCAGCTGCTGCAATAACCGTTGGACGGGTATCACCGGTAGCCAATTCACTAATCTGATCTGCCGTAGTAGCAGCTTCTATTTCAGCAATCACTTCCACGGCTTTTTTTTGAGCCAAAATAACTGTTTTTGCTTCAAGACCATCACGGGTAAATGGTGTTAACTCCAGTTCCTTTTTGTAACGGTTATTTTTTGCATGATTCTTTGCAGCTGAGTCACCTTCATCCGTAATAAATGCCTGACCATCGGAAGCCACAACTACTTTGTGAGCCTTTGGATACATTTTAAAGATATCCGATGCAACCGATTTTTGTTCATCCTTACTCAGGACGTTTAATGTTGTTTTTGCTTTTGTTTCCATTACTTATGTATTGAAAAAATGAATACTAATTTTAAAGACAAACCCCTAAAGCGAAATTTATGACGCAACAGTAAACTTGGTCTTATTTCCCTTTAGGGATTAGGGGTTATACAATTCCACTAACCAAAGCTCCAAACCCGATCTCCTGAACACGATCACAAAGTCCGTAAGTTTGAGTACGAAAAGTACTGGTTGGATTAGCTGATTTAGTATCGAGTGTTTCAGGACTGTAAAGTATTTTCACTGATTCAATATGATGCACTGCATTTGGTGCATAGAAAAACAATGATGCTTTACGGTCAGTTGAACCTAACGCAGAACCTTTTGGTTTTTTAGTTCCATCAGCAGCATAGGCCAATGTTGCATTATTTGTGAAAAACTTGAATCCCATTACTGATTTAATAGCACCGGTCGTTACATCAAAGAAGATGTTTTTATCAGCAAAGTATTGAGCTGAATCACGGTCAAGAATCAAATCGGTTGCATGTTCAGGACAAAGAATCATATAAAACTGATTTTCATCCGTCAAATTCAATTTTTTGATTGTTTCAAGAAATTGAACCAAGTCAGCAAACCTTAAACGTTTACGTCCGGTTCCATCATCAGCACCTGTAGTACGGATAACCGGCATATCTGGGTTAGTATTATCCGATGGAGCCATTTTATAAATGCAATGGTCACGCATACCAATTTTAAATGCTTCAGTATGTTTCACACGAACGGCATTACGTTTGTCGTAAGCCAGGTAACGTACTTCAGCATCATCAACCGATGTTGGGTC